AACAGCTTCTGGGACGTATGAATAAACGTTAGCCGAAACGCCAGCAAGAGCCGTGGCGAGCGGTGTGCGGATTGATGAAAGAACGGTGGAGGCTGGCATCAGCCCACCATTGCGTCGGTGTCAAGATAAGGCCCGAGAAGACCAGTTACCTTGGCAAGAAGATTTTTGGAAAGTCTGTAAGGGGTTACTGCAAAATCGATGCCTTCGATTGATCCTCCAGCTGCGGTTCTTGCTTGGAAGATTTCGACAGAGATAGCCAAAACAGCAGATTCGACATTGGGATTTCCGACGTAGGTCGAGAGCCCAGAGAGCGCAGCATTTCCGGCTGGGATAATGTTCTTTTCCAATATGTCTGCATTAGTGATGGCGGCGGTAAATACATAAGGGCCAATTAAATCATTTGTAACTGTGTGAGTGCCGTTAAAAGGTGAGCCGACACCAGTAATGACGACCGATTGGCCTTCGGTGAATTCGTGAATTGTCGCAGTGTGAAAATGAGCAACGTTGCTTTCTAGTTCAACTTTGTCAATTTTGCTTTGGAATGTCACAAGCATCGGAATAATTAAATTTTCGCTTGTGTCCACAATATCGTTCAAATAAGCATCTGAATATAGGGATGACGAGACGCCAAGAATCGTTCTTAGCTCGGAAGCCGTAACAATTGTTGGCATCTCGTGATCCTTTTCTACTAGAGGGTGACAGGCCAGCTCGGGAGCGGACTGGCCGTCACTTTTAGGGTTTTAACTACGCGACCATCCACTTGTAAGCGCCAGCAGCAACTTTGGTTGCGATTGCGCCATAGCCATAGTAAGCAACAGAGATTTGACCGCTTGCGATGACGTTGGATTCGAGACGGAAACGTGGTGATTCATACCAAGTGTATGACTCAGGATTTACGACGATCATTGTGCCGTCTCCAACACCTGAACCGGTCGTTAGAGAGCGATCGACGTAAAGTGCAAGACCAGCAACGTTGCCGCGAACAGTTCCGGCAGCGAGAGCGCCACCTGCATTCTGTGGGTTGATTGCTGTGAAAAGTGGGCGGTTTGAACCATCGACGAGGCCCATAATTGCGCCCCATTGTTCTGGGGAAACGATGAGATTTTGTGCGAATCCAAGAGTTCCCTTATAGACGGAGACTGCTGCATCAGCTACGAAATCTTGAAGATTTGCTGCTGAAAGTGTGCGGTTTCCACCATCGGTTGCGCCAGTCACAAGAGCTGCGCTTACTGCCGCGTTTGTTGCCTTTGCATAAGCGAACTCCATTTGACGAACGAGTTCAGCAAAAAATGCTGGGCTTGAACGATCTAAAAGTTCGACGCTGAATGTCTGTTGTCCTGCATACTTCTTGACATTTACAGTTAGGTAAGAAACGTTCTGATCTGTTTCTGATGGTGTTCCAGCTTCGGCAGTTTCCGCAACTGTTGGAACAGCGGTGATCTTAGGAATTTCGAAAGTGAGACCTGCGTCTGGCAAGACACCTGAAGAAATCGCTGAGATTGATGGACGATCTGCGTTGGATAGAGGGTTAATTACCTCTGTGAGCTGACGAGTTGGTACAAGACCAGCGTTGTCGGTTGTATCGTCAGCAGCGCGGACGTACTGGATGGATGCTTCGTCGCCGAATACTTTGGCGCGAATAGATGCCTCGAGATACTTCTCTTTCGAGAGTTCAATTCGAGGAGCGGTGTAAAACGCTGGGCGTGGCGCAGCGGCTTCCACCTTGGCAGCTTCTACCGTTTCTTCGGCAGGAGCTGGAACGGTAGTGTCTGACACTTGTTCTCCTTCGGTTGGGTTGTCCGCTTCGGCGGTTGCCGGAGCAGAATCTTCTTTTGGTGCTTCATTTTCGGATGCAGCAACTTCGCTAACGCGAGCTGAATCAATCGCTGGATCAGTTACAAGACTTACTTCATCAAGAGTCGCGCTGGTAATCTGCATAACGCCTTTGTTGTTTGTCCATTCGTTTATTTGAGCGCCAACGCTAAAGCCATCCCTTAATCCTTCGGTGGCTTCAATTAAGGCATCTTCTCCGGCCATAGTGTTGGCGATCTTGAATGTAGCCACAATTCCATTCTTTGTTACTTCGTGAGCAATCATTTTGCCAATTGGACGAGTCCGATCGTGCTCCAGTAGCAATTTGACAGGTTTAATCTCAATTGAATCAGCCGCAAAAACTGTTGGCCCAACTGAGGTATTTCCTTGCTCGTTCCAAGTAACGATAGTTCCGCTGATGGTGCGCTTTATTGTGTCCGCAGCCGTGACGGTCATTGGCATATTGATCTTCATCGGATCAAGTCCTCTTCTTCTTGGATTTGCTCAACGCTCATCGCGCCGATGCGGTTTAGGATTTCATAGACTTGCGCTCTTTCCAAAGGATTGCCGCGCAAGAAGTCGTCCAAGTCAAAACGCACTTCGGTAGTTGCTGGGACGAAATCTGGCATTGATAATCGCTTTTCAATTGCGGTCAAAAGTGGGCGCAATGAGAAATCAACCAATGAGCGCCGTTCATTGACTGAATTTGAATAAGTCATCGAAGTCGTTTCGGCGCTCAGGAAGTAAGCTGGAATCCCAGCTGCTCGAGCCAATTCTAAAGCAACGTATTGACGCGCTTCGGCTAATTGCAATGACTTAGGATCGTAACCAAATTCTTTGAGATCAACGTCGGCATTAAGAAAAGCTGTTGAACGAGTTTGACGAGCAGTTCTCCAAGCTGAGAGTAATGATGAAACTCTTTCGGCAGTTAGATTAGTGCCGTTAGATTTAAGAACCATTGACGGGTTAGGTTCTTTTGCATAATTCACCGCAGCATTTTCTAAATACACCGCAGCTGCGACAGTTTTACCAGCGCGGTGCAAAAATCCTTCATCGTAACCATCAAAGCGAATAATCGAACCAACGCCGGATAGTGGTACGTCAATTCCGTCAATTCGATAGCCGATGATTTCGGTTGTCTTTGCGTTTGTCGTTACTGTTACGCGATCTGGACTGACGCGAGTCCAAGCGCGAACTTTGCCGCCATCGGTGACAGAGTACATATCAAGCACTTGTCCGTAACCAACGCCATAAAGCCAAATGTCTTCGGCGAGCCAAGTGTAAATTAATGATCCGGCGACTCGAGGGTCTGGCTGATTGATAACTCGTTGCGGTTCGACGTGTTCGCCGGTCAAGCGGTTATATTGCTCGAGAGGTAATGAGCCGGTTGTTCCGCAAATAATATTTCTAGCTCGAGCGACGCTTGGGACTGACATCGCTAAAGCTCGAGTGGTGTTTGTTGATCCGCCAAGAATGTTATAGACGGAATCTGAAATCTGAATTGGTGTAAGCGCGGCAGTAACGTCGCTGACTTTTTGTGGTGTCTGCGCGGTTATTTGCGGAAAGAAGAAATCTCTAATTGCACCCATTAGCCTAAATTGTAAGGGTGGTGTGTTACAAGATGACTATATCGACGCCATCGGTGGCTTTAGTGGCGTAATGAGTTGCCATTGCCGATGCCACGGCTCCACAAATCACGGCATTGCTAACTTTGCGACCCATTACCCAGCCGCCATCACCGAAAGGTAGTTTGACGGCGGCCAAGCAATGTTTAGTCAGCTCATCTTGTCCCGAGTGAGCCAACCGCTGAGATGAAATTGCTCCCAAGAGTTCATCGCAGCTTTGCGCATAGTCAAGGCCATCTATTGGCTCAGTCTTAATTCCTGCCGGTGCTAATCGGGCAGCGACCGCGGAGGCGGTACGGGCGCTGTATGCAACCAACTGGACTGGGTACTTGCGAACCCATTCGGCTAGATCGTTAGCCAACGCTTTGTCATCCAAGTTGGATGGGTTGTGCCAAGTCTGCAAAAGAATGACTTGGAATTTGTCACCCTCGAGTTTTTGACTTGCGACCAGCGCGGCTTGCTTTCTATCCGGACTGAGATCGATAGCCAACCAAGTATCTGACTCGGGATTGAGCCGAAGCCCCTCAACTTTACAGCTGTCCCATTGAGACGGATTGATTACTGGGTTGATTGTATCGACCCATTGACATAAGACTTCTGTGCGCACAATATCTTCGGGGTCTGACAATACGGCGCGGATATTGTCGGGATGGACTGTATAACCCAAAGAGGGATTGGCTTGGCAGACTCCCAACCAAAAGTCTGGTGAGTTATCGAATTTGATGCCGTTGGGTGCAGACCATTCGAACCAACCTATGTCGTCGGTTGATCCGTGGATTGCTGCATAGGCTCTCTCGCGCAATTTATTGAGAACGATTGAGTGTTGATCTCCAGCATTGGAATACACCCATATTTGAGGATTGGGTGAAGCCATCTGGGTATAACGTAAGGCAGACCAGACATCTTCATCTTTATATTCTCGAGCTTCGTCGAGATGTATAGTTTCGGGAGCGGCAATACCTCGACCGGCTGAATTGTTGGCTCGGACGATATATCGACGGCCCTCAGTAAATTGCAATTCTTGAAATCCCTTACTTTCAAGCTTCTTAGTAAATTCCGCGGCCAATCTTGGAGTCTGCTCGATGATGCCGTAGATTTTGTAAAACAATTCAGCTGAGGTAGTCAATTTGTGAGCTGTGTGAACCTGTAATTTCTCTTTGAGAACGTAGATTCTGAACAGGATTTGGAGCGCCATAAAGGTTGATTTACCTTGTTGTCGGGCGCATAAAAGGGTGACGACTGGGTGAGCCCATCGGCCATCCGGCTTGTATTTAAGTGAGTGATGGGCTAACCATTGCTGCCAAGGCAACAAAGTAAAGCCGATTTCCTCGCAAAACTTAATCATTTGCTCGCCGTGGGAAGGTAAATCGTTGAGTTTTGTGTGAATTCGTGGGTTCGGCACACCACGGTAAGCCGATTCATCCCGAAGCCTTGCGATCTCCCTCGATTCGTCCATTATTCTCCAGAATCGGCCAGATAATGAACGGACGTTCCATTTTCAGGGAAAATCTTCCCAAT